TCCAGCGAAAAGCATCAGTTGTAGGGCCATTTTCTCCATGGTCACGATGATCTTCTTCTTGTCAACGTAGTATGGGCAGTCAACAAACTCGTCCAACCACAGGTATGTTTGTGGCGTGAATATGACTTTTGCAGGGAATTTAATGTCATAGGTCTTGATATCCAATTTTTCGATCATCTCCATACCGGGTTTGGTCAATCTCAATGATCGGGCCTGGTAACTTTCCCTTACATTCTGCCACCAAGTGTAGTAATTGGTCTTTATGCTTTCGTCGTGTGTGGGTTGTTCCAAGAGTTCGAGGAAGGTCCGGGTATAGGCTGTTTTGCGATCCATTGTGTAGTTAATTATCTAGTAAATTTGTCGCCGGATTTTAAAAGGTACACACCAAATTTGTCTGTGTTGTGCTGTGTGTTCAATTTCTTGGCCAAGTTCTCTGCGTGTCCTGGATTTGAGAATGACACTTTCTTGTATTTTGGTCCTGGATAGTTGGCAACCAGACTTGAACTCTTTAAGTTGATTGGTTTACCATCGTAGAACACCGCCCAGATGCCCTCAGCCGCTAAGACCTCGTCCATTTTGAAGGTGGCTTTATTGCTGTGTTGCAACAGCACTGTGGGTTTTGGTCTTGACATTATGCTATGCTCTCCAATACGCTTTGTTGGATTTTTAATTTTGTTTCTATTGAATGTTTTTTACCAAGCATCGGTGCTTTTTGTTTTGCTCGTGCTTCTCTAATTCTTTGTTTTGTTTCTTCTGTGTGCCTTCGTGCTTTAGATGTGGCTTTGATAACCATTCTGCCTTGTTCAGTAAGACCTGTGGCACCACCCATTAAGCCGTCCTCTTCTTTTAAATTGGCGTAATTGCTTGATTCAACAATGTTGTGCTTCCTAGAATATTCTAATGCGTATTTGTTCAACTCTTTTATGTTTGTGAAAACCTTGGTCCAAACAGTTGATACATCATTTCCGTGCTTCTCTAGGTGCTTGGTCCAATACACACCTGAACCCGCGTAGGATTCTGGGTCCTTAATAGTCTTCCCAAAGTACATCAATCCTGTTTGATTGTGTTTTTTTAAATACAGATAGGTCGCTTTCATACACTAATATTTACCACCAATCTTATCGTGTGTGAGTATTGGAAAGATTTGTGGATAAATTCTTTATGTTAAAATAATCCTTTTAAAGTCGTATGAGTCTAGATTATCTGTGGAATCGGTGTATGCCAATAATGGTGCACTTTGCTCGTCTATCGGACGCCAACTTTCGAGTCTATATTTTGCTATCCAATCTTCCGAGTATTTCGAGAACCAATCTACAAATTCTTTTTTAAATTCAACAGGATCTACATCTACTAATGATATGTGGAATTTTGCTCTGAGTGTCAGGTGTGGTTTACATAATTGATTGAATCTTGTTTGATCAGCAGGTTCTCCGTTCTCCCAGTATTGATATGGGGTTTTACCTAGTTCTGATTCTGTTGCGTAGATGAAATTTTTCTTGATTGTGGATTCAAAGTATTCATTGCAATGAAAATTTTCTGCAAGGGGACCTTCTTTAACACCCCATCCTACTTTTATTCTCTCTCTTGGTGCTGTCTTTTGTTCAATGTGGTGTATGGCATTATGGAATTTGTACAATATTGCATTATCTTTAAGTGGTGCCAATCTGTCATGATTGTCCTCGTACATTTTGTGTAGGGCATTCAACTCTTTCTGTGTGATCTCTTTGAAATTGATCATCGGGGTATCTAGATCTGCAAATGCGAAAAAATTTTTACATATATCTGTAAGGTTTGAAAAATCCATTTGAGCAGATTCAACAGGATCGATAGGGATTCTGTGTAGATGCTTGATCTTATGAAACCATTTTTCCGCTAACACTGTATCGTTAAGTGTGTAGTCCACATCAAGCAGTTGATTGTTTTTGTCTATGAAAATTATCTTGAATTTATTTTTTTTCACCAAATCCGCCACCATCCATCTCGATGTTGATGGTCTGAGCCTCCTTGGCAGTCTTTAATGCCTCAATGATCTCTTCCTGTATGGTGACCATCCTGGTCATTACCTGCGTAAGGCTGTCCGCTAGTTGGTCTGCCTCTTTGGCAGGGATAACGATCTGCCTCTCACCTTTTTGACGCAGTGTTCTTATCCTGCCTATGAGATCCTCTATGGGTCTAGTTTGTATCTTGGAATTGTTTGACTGCGTCATTTAATACCTGTTGCATTTCTAGTTTGGTCTTGATTGGACCTTTGTATTTGTATCTCGAAAGGGTAATCATTTTAGGACAGTATGCTTTCCTCCATCCCTTTTCAAAACAGATTATGTAGTAACCTGCACAGAATTGGCTTTTTGATTTTGGTGTCTTTGTGTAAACGGGTAATTGTTTCTGCACATCAAACATGGGATTGTATGGATGTTGACTACACGGATAACCATGCACATCGAAGTTGTCTGTTTGTATTTCCTCTTCGGGCTTCTTGAAATTTGATTGATCAAATATGCCAAATCCAAACTTTGTGAACAGGCTCTCCTGTGTGTGGAATACTTCTCTATTCTTTTGTTTGCTGAGGAATATCCAACCGTTGTCTTCTTGCTTCTGAAGGGTACCCAACTTCTGGCCGTTTTGCTCGACTATCCAAAATTTGTCCTTGACTAAGGTCTTTGCTCTTACTGTCATGATACTAACCTCGCATTAAAAGGCTCAACATACAGTTGTGCCTGCTCACTAATCCTATTTAAATCGTACTTGCCACAGAACCTCATGAATCTGATTCCAACTTGGTCTACGCTCTTGTTCTCTGCCTTGGCCTGTGCAATGGTTTGATCAAGTTCTTCCACGATCGCTTCTGGCTGTGCATGTAGGTCTACTAATGCTCTGTTCCTTTCGTAGTCTTCCATAACTCTGTGTTCGTTTCCATCATGATCTACCCATTTAGATAGCATTAAATTGTTCCAAGTGTAACCTTTCTCTTTACGATCAGCAAATGCTTCTTGTAAGCCTATCTTGTTCTTTGTGCCCTTTGTACGCACACCCGGGTATGCACTAAAGATGTTGTCACTGGGATCACCCCGCATGGCCTTCTCAAACACGATCCACTCTGTGTCTGGTGCAGGCTTGGGTGCTTTTAATTTCTTGTCTATTACAGGCTTGCCTGTCTTTGCGTCAAACCAACCCTCGTGTGTGAGTGTGGTCTCGTTGACACCGTTGTATTGTTTCACACGTGGTGTGATCAATTGATTTAAATCCTTGTCCGTGCTTATGATCACATGTTCCTGGTCGGGGTGTTTGTCAATCCAACGTGCTATTAGATCATCTGCTTCTGTTCTGCCGTTCCTTAGAACTGTGGCATTTGTTTTTGTTTTAACAAAATCAACAAAGTCATCATACACTTCCCAGAACACTTCATTCTCTTCTTTTTCTTTCTCGGTCATGGCATCTGCCATTTCCTTACGATTTCTTTTGTATGGTGCATACATATCTTTCCTGAATGATCTTCCCTCGAGACAGAATACAACATGAGTTCCTCCAAAGTCCTGCCATGCTTTCTTGATACTGTTCATCATGATGTGTATGGCCATGCCCACCTTCTCGGAGGTATCCCCTCTGATCACGTGTCGTGCCCTAAAGAACGTATTTGCTGTGTCTACTAATATATGTGCCATTACCTAATTATAACATAGAACATGAATATGATCAACCAGACGTGTGCGGTAATGTTGGATTCATTCCGTGATAGAAATGTGGATACCAACGTATGTAATCTAGTATTTCTTTTGTGGTTTTGAAGTAATCATTTGTAAATGGCGTTAGTATATTCTTATGAGTGGTTTCAATCCATGAATTAATATACGCTTCTTCTATTAAATCGATGTCAGTGATTGGAATATTTTCTTGATTATTCAATGCTTTTATTATTTTCCCGCATCTGTCACGTGTAGTGAACTTTTGTATTCTATTTTGGAACTGATCATAGACATTGTAAGCATCTTGATCTACAAGTATCTGCAGATCAAACTTTTGGTTGGCAGATTCAACATGTTTGAAAAAAGACTCCTTTTCCCAAAAAGCACTCACAGGAAAGTAATACACCCTAGGAAGGGATCGTGCTCTGTAAAAACGATCAATTCTTATTAGTCCATGGTTCTGTATATCGCTGAATCCTAACTTGCAAAAATCACGCAAAATAAAACGTGGTATGCTGTCAACTATTTTAACCCCATACAGTTTTTCAATTGCGTCTTTGTCCTCGGGGAAGTTGTTTATGATTATGTTTGCTGTGTCCATATTAAGATCACGGTCAGCAGGTCTGATGTAGTTCATTCTCTGCAACCAAAGGACGTCATTAGGATTTATTGTAATAATAATGTGAGGATCGTTTTTATCGGGCCAACCCCGCTCATACATGTGTCCTCTTTCAAACTTACCTGAGTATTTTATTTGTTCGCTATGAGATGTGCCTAGGGCAGTGAACGGCATCGCTGATATTTTTGGAGTCAGTGTGCTAAATCTATCCAAGAAATATCGTAGGAAATTTCCATGAGTACCGGCCTGAAATCCTATGTGTACAGTCATCTATTAATCTTAAAAAGATATTTAAACTGATTTATTCCATGCACTGTAATTTTCCGCCCAAAATTTATTGTGATTTGATCTATAATGTTTTCCTTCGTGTATTTCAACTTATTATAGTCGACGAGCCTTAGGTTAACGTAGACTAATATCATTGTGTCATATGATTCATGTAAAAACTTGAGATTATCACACAGTGTTTCGGGTGTGACATATCTAAACTCTTCTGATTCATAAACTACCACTGAAGTTGGCTTTATGTACTTGTTGATGGCCTGGACCATGGTCTTAGATTTAAATTGATTAAAATATTTTATAGGCACACGAGGATCAAATATTCCTTGCCATTTCCTATGTTCAAAAGCAATAATATTTTCTTGTTTACCGTAGCCATTGCTATCTATCCAAACACTTTTGCCTTTTGGGACGTGCGATTTGATCGCCTCTAGATATTCCTGCCTGTGTATTTGTTCGTATATAACTTTCTTAGATTCTACAGTTAACTCGAAGTCATCATAAGATTCAATGATTTTCATTCTATAAAAAATTGTGTTGTTGGACTAGCAAAGTTAAAGTGATGTCCTTTTAACTCTTTTACGAAATAATGATCTATTCGTTTGTCTTCGAAGATGTTTTCAATGAAATGTAACAAAGCCATATCATAATCATCGTCGACTTGCTCGTTGTTTGAATTTGTGTAAATTAGAAACTTGTTTATAGAAACACAGACCCTGTCTATTTTCTTTATTGGGTGAAGTAGTTGTGCCAATTCTTTGTCGCTGGTCTCTTTGTTTATTATAGCCAGTGCTTGTTTTCCAGGTTTATGCACCAAATTTAATTTATCCTGGAAGTAGTTGACATCACCCATACTGTACACAGGAACTTTGCCGAAGAAGTCTAAAATTCTTTGGTCTTGCAATAACTCAACTTCGCCTGGTATAAATGCTTTTTGTTTTTCTCGCCAACTAATCATTTTGAAGTGTTGTGCTAGTTAACAGATTTAGGAGACTTCTGTTTTGCCGTCATCTCTTCTGTTGATCTGTACGTATCCAGATCCGGTGACGTCTATGCCTTGTTCATTACCGATAGTCTTACACAGTGTTTGGAACCATCTGTCGACGATCTCTTCTTCACTTGCACCTTCGTACCCAGATTGTTTCAACATGTTCACGAATTCCGGATTCCAGTCTAGTTCAAAGAAACCATTCCTTGGATTCTCAGGGTTCACATTTAGATTAAGAACTTTTACAATTGGCTCTTCACTTTTCTTCTTGCCTTTTTTGTCTTTAAGATTCTTTTTCTTGATAGTTGTCTTTGCTGTTTTCTTTACCTTCATAATATTATTATACCTTATTTTTACCTTTTAGTCTACTACTATGTTCCAATTGCATTACCAAACAGATACACATGGACTCTGGCCGCCACATTGTAACCTCTCTTGAATGCCTCTTCTGCCACTTTACCAGCAGTAGCAGTCTGTTCTTCTTCTCTAGCACCAGTGGGCATTATCCATACTGGCCAATCTACGCCTGCTTCTCTAAATTTTCTCACAGTGTTTTCTAGTTCTTCCCACTCTCTCCTACTTGCACCACAACAAAATTTTAGTTGTCCTCTGTTGCTACACTCTGTGTATTCTTTCACGTTCTCAGGCTTGATTGCTTTTTCTGTTTTCTCACCTGATACTGTGAACAGTTTTGGACTCACACTGAAGAATATTTCTTCTGGTATGTCCTTGACCCATTGTTTGAATGGCTCTGTAAGTTTCTGTGTGCCGTTGGTCTCAAACGTCATCGAACTAGGCAAGTTTGCTCTCTTTTCTAATGATCTGTATATGCCTATGCTCGCCGCCTGTCCTGTGATCATCAAAGGTTCTCCACCTGTGAAACACAAGTGTTGATGTTGTCTAGAGTTTGGATGTAGGAACAATCCATTTTGGTTTGTGTCTGTTTTCAATATATCCACGATCTTACTTGCTAACACTGTTGGGGTTTCATATCCCATCAGTTTCTTGAACTTCTTTGCCCATGTATAAGAACTGTCACAGCCTTTT